TATACAATTATCATTATAACTTTTTCTATCAACATGTCAATACGATGGAAACAAAAAAGGCTCCCGAAGGAGCCAAAACTTATTAAAAGATTAATTACACGTACCAGATTTCTTCAAAGCCCTCATCTTCATAAGGCATATCAAACCAATCAATCATTTTACGAATAACATTATCAGGAATATGTTTGCCTGCTCGACTATTCAGACGCCGTGATAGCTCTTGTGGCGCAGGAGTGGAAAACACAACTGCAATATGTCTGTAGTTTGGCAACATATTGAACTTACGAGCCCTACTAGCACGGGTAGTAGAAGTTTGGTCCCAAATAATGTCCTTGCCTTTCTTGCGAGCTTCAATGACATCCTGTGTCATCAAATTCACAGCAGTGGGCATGTATTCGTTAAAGACCTCACTATACGTTTTACCTTGCGCACGAGCAAAATCTTCAACGTGATTGTCCGTGCTTACAATTACGCAATCTTTTGCCCAGTCCTGATTTGCAATCCAGGTACTTTTACCTGAGCCAGGGATTCCAATGAGTTGATAGCATGTTGGCATAGTTTTAGTATTGTATTACTTTTCAGATTTTTTGTCAATTTGATTCCTGTAGCCTTTAAACATTATAGTGTTCTTGGCCGAGCTACACGGTTCTCCATTGATAGTCATGGGCTCCTTTGGATCGTATTTCATACCCAGTGCGCTCATCAAACTATGTTTAACAAGTCTATTTGGACTTCTAAAGGCGCCGACATCATCAAAACCTAACATTACTCCTATCTCAGCAACAGCGCCACTACGAAAAATTCCCGCATGACAATGAACAACTACGTTCATTTTTTTATCACGTGCTCGCAACAAAAGTTCAGCTATTTGTTCTCCTTGTTCTGGAGTAATCGCAAATTCACTCATATCAGTTAGCTCGCCATCACCTAAGTTTGTGTAACCAGACCCTTCAATATCAAGGAATTCAAATTGATACACCTCTGCAAATTCACTGGGTGGCACTGGAAATTCCTCATCTGGATCCAGAATTTGGATCAGCATACTATTTGGTCCAGGCGATTTGTAATCTCTAGCTATAATATCAAACTTACTTACATTTTGTATCCACATCTTTGAATTATTCCTTTGTAATTTCTACGTCGCAGGTAATGAACAATTCAGATGAACTACAAATCCAACCATCACTTTCCAAATCATAAATTGAAATTTCTCCGTTTAATCGATCTTCCATTTCTTCTTGTTCATCATCGGTCCAATCACCCTCAGATTCATTTTCTTCCCAACATCCATCTGTTGTAGAAAAATCTACAACTTCAAAATCGGAATTGAATAAATCAGTATCTTCATTAATTTCTGGTGAGTTATCGTCTTCTGTTTCAATAGTAAATTCTCCCCACCGCCAACCTATTTCATTAATGATTGTCTTTCCGTCTTTAGTCCAATACGCTCGCTCTACTACGGATTTTTTGAGAGCTGGTTCTACTTTCCAAGTTGCCATTTAACTGTCCTATCTATTGTATAAACAAAAATGGGGGCTTGCGCCCCCAAGATTACAGATAACCTCTAGCCTTTAGGTCTTCTTGCCTTTTCTTAAAGTCTGCTGAATCAACAGACTGAGATAGGTAATAGTTTCTGTACCATTCATCATGGCCATGTAACTTATATCGTTTACCTTCAGCAATGCCTTCTAGTATACCTGTAACTACGGTCTTGATTTTAGTCCACATGATCGCACCATTACAGGTCGCGGTTCTGTGGGTCCTCAGTCAAGAGTTGACGCTTGGATTTTTTTCCCTCAGATTCCTGAACTTCAATTTTCTTTGGCTTCTTGTGTTCTGGAATGATACGCTCAAGAGCAATCTTTAGCATACCATTTACAAGAGATGCATCGTTAATTTCGATGTGATCATCCAAAGCAAATGTGCGAGTGAAAGCGCGGTTGGCGATTCCTTTGAAAAGGAAGTTGTCGCCATCGTCTTTCGCATTTCCAGAAATAACAAGTTTATTGTCATCTAGTGTAATGTCAATTTCTTGTTTTCCGAAACCAGCAACAGCAAGTTCGATAACGTATGTGTTCTCGCTTGTCTTGCGAATGTTGTATGGAGGATAGTTAGGAATGCTCTTAGTCAAATCGTCATGCATTTTAGCAAGGCGATTATATGTGTCATCAAATCCGACAAAGAATTTGTCAAAATCTTTAAGAGACTGAGGAAGTTGTGGTACAAAGGTCATAGTTTTCTCCTTAATTAAGCGAGTAAAAGTTGAGTTTGCCACCCCGAAGGCATGGCGGTAAGTGTGCGTTTTATACTACGGCAGGTCGCACCCCCTGCCTCTCCCATCCCGAGAGTATTAGTATTTATATGATTAGACTTGCCCAATCATGCGGCGCGACACAAAATATGTGGTGCGACCTTCAGTATTGAGGGTCTTACGAACCTTGAAACCCATCTGACGGAGGTCAGAGATTCGTGCGCGAAGGTTTTTGATACCAAACAATGCGCGAGCCTGTGGTGCGCTCAAACCACGATTCATACCGCGAAGGTAAGAAACAAGATACTCAACCTGAGTTTTAGTGGTATTTACAAAGGACATAGTATTACTCCATTCAAAGTTAATGATTAAAACGGTGATGTACCCCATCACCAAAGGTGATTATAGCATGTTATTATGCTATTGTCAACTCTTTAGCGTTGCTTTTAGTTGCCACGCAAATTTGTTTAGTGTGTCGATTCTACCAGCAATGAAATCGCTCAACCCGTATTTTTTATTGTTCTCGCACAATTCAAATACAGCCGTCAAATGTTCAATGACAATATATGTATCATTCAATAGACGCATAATCATGACACTTGCTGGTACAAGTGTATTGTCTTCCTCAATCAAAGACAGTTCAGAGAATCTGGTATAACTGCCAGGTGCATAAGAATCAAGTGCGCGAATCTCTTCCGCAAATTGATCAATGCTTGCATCCACATCTTCATAAATCATACCAAATAATTTATGGTATTGTGGAAAGTCTGGACCCTCTACGTTCCAATGGTAGTAGTGTGCTTTAAGTTGATAGGTAAAAGCGGTCGCAAGTGCAACCTTCATTTCGCTAACAAGTTCTTCCATTATGCTCTCTTCTTAGTTCCGATGCTATACTTTGTAATAAGTTCCCAATCATCTCGTTCGTTATAAGATAGAATCTTAATCTGAGACAATGGTGCGACAGGTACTTCTACTGCATTCTTGTTTACTACTTTGACCAAACCCCATTCTTCCAGTAGTTTGGCAATTGTATTTCGTCTACCCATATCATTGTCATCAAAGTCAGTTGCCTTGCCGTCAAGTGCGAATAGTTCTTTGAAATGCACAATGTAGTACTTGCCTTTCTTATGTAGAATATGGCAAGATTGGTATAGTTTTTTATCTTTTCTGGAAGCAACGCCTATGCGGGTAAGGGTCTCTCTCACTTTTAGAAAGTCATCTTCTTCCTTTAGCGTCACCTCTAACAAATTTTCAACGCTCATTCTTCTTCTCCTTGGTGGTGGGTCCACCTTTTTCTAATTTTGATTTTATAGTTTTTATTTGTTCATCGGTGAGAAGTTTAATGATATCCTTAGATTTTGATTTGCTATAGCCAAAATATTCCGAAATGATATCCACTTCCTCAATCTTTTCTTTCTTCAGCCACTTGCTCCAACGCTTCCGAGGCCTCACACTATTTAGTAAATAGGAGAATTGAGGTTTTTTGTCAAGTAGACAGTATCGATTCATCTCATTGGCATATAGCACCGTATCAGCGAAAAAAGACAATCCGCGGTTTACAATGTAGGGATCATAGACTTTTTCTGCTAGTTCATCGTTGTCTGTCCCAACCATCAGATTTTCTTTTGACTGATTGATTGCCGTAATATAGTCGAATGGATTCATTTTGCTTCACATGCGGCCATCACTTCGGTGAGAAAAGCAACCATGTTAATTTCTTGATCGGCAACGAATGCAGACTTGTACTGATACTCGGCTAGCAACAACACTAGTTGCGGTACGGATTGACCAGTCATGTATTCTGAAGCATGATCAAATAGATTACGATACAACACAGTAGGATCATTGTCAAGATTATCAACAACCCATTTGCGCATTGTGATGAAGTCTTTCTCTTTCAAAGAATCGATCAACTTCTTAAACGACTCTTCACCAATGTTGGCGAGAATGCCGCTATCAACTTTACCAGTAGCAGAGTAACGCTGGAGTTCATTGAGAACCCTGCGCCAATCTGGAAAGTGTTTCTTGATTAATTCAGCAAT